GTCACAGCAAAAAACTCAGGAGATGAACCCGCAGTTAAGATGATAACAAGAGATCTTAAACATTTTACAAAAATAAGAAAGAAGATTGAAAAAGAAATGGATGCATTTGTATCTAACATTGGCAAAGGTGCATCTGTAGAGAAAATACAAAAGATGACAGAGGTCCGGAATTTAATCAAACAAGTTATTAAAGAAACACTAAACAAATCATAATATGAAATTTTTAAAAACATGGTGGAAAGCACTATTAGGGATACTGGCAGGCGCAATTGCATTAGTAGCATTCATAGGTAAGTCTAAACGACGTGAAGAAGCAAAACAAATTAAAAAGGATATCAAGGAAGTTGAGAAAAAAGTTGCTGTAATTCGAGAAGAAAAGGAAAAAGTAGTTACTGCCAAAACAGAAACTAAAAAGAATATTTCTGGTAGCAAAAAGAAAAGTACTAAACTTAAAGAGGAATTAAAAACTCCTAAACCTAAACGCAAACCTACCAAAAAGAATGTATCACGTGCATCTAAACGATTAAAAAATATTAAGAAAAGATGAGACATTTAACGGTTATATTTTTATTTTTATGTTTAACTAGTTATAGTCAATCACCAGATACATGCTTTACAGGACAAGAAATTCTAGACATAGAATATTACATTGATAGTCTAGTACATACAGATAGTATAAAATCTGAACTCATTTCAGAATATGAATATGAGATACAACAACATGATATATTACATCTTCAAGATAGTACATTATTATTTCTTCAAGAACAAGAACTTACAGTATTAAATAAATCAATACAATTACATAAAGACTTATATGAAACTGTAAAGCCTAGATGGTATGATAGTAAAGTCATATGGTTCTTAAATGGCTTCGCCGCAGTACTCGTCAGTAGTTACGTCGTAAAAAACGTAAAATAATTTTGTTTTACGAGAAAATTTTTTTATATTTATTAATATATGGCAAAATCGTCGCTCAAAGATATAATACGGTCTGAATATAAACGGTGTTCTCAAGACCCAGTACATTTCATGAGAAAGTATTGTATTATTCAACATCCGACCCAAGGCAAGGTTTATTTCAATTTATATCCATTTCAAGAAGAATCATTAACTAAGATATCAGATAACAGATATACGGTAATATTAAAATCGCGACAATTAGGAATATCAACCCTTACAGCCGGCTATGCATTATGGCGTATGTTATTCAAATCAGATTTTAATGTATTGGTTATTGCAACTAAACAAGATGTAGCAAAAAATCTTGTAACTAAAGTACGTATAATGCATGAAAATTTGCCTTCATGGCTGCGTGGCAAATCATTGGAAGATAATAAACTTTCATTACGATTTAAAAATGGGTCACAAATCAAAGCAATATCATCAAAAGGAGATGCCGGCAGATCTGAAGCCTTATCATTACTTATAATTGATGAAGCAGCATTTGTAGATAGGATCGATGAAATATGGGCATCTGCTCAACAAACATTGGCAACAGGTGGCGAAGCAATTGTATTATCAACACCAAATGGCACTGGAAACTTTTTTCATAAAACATGGATTGATGCCCAAGCAGGTGGTGAATTTGAAGCCATAAGATTGCATTGGTCATTACACCCAGAACGGGGCCAGGAATGGCGCGATCGCCAAACAGAGTTATTAGGCGAAAAAATGGCTGCCCAAGAATGTGATTGCGATTTTATAACATCTGGACATACAGTAGTTGACGGAGTAGTAATTCAATGGTATGAACAAACATATGTACGAGAACCAGCTGAGAAGCGTGGATTTGATAGTAACCTATGGATATATGAATATGCAGATTTTGCTAAAGATTATGTAGTAGTAGCTGATGTCGCTCGAGGAGATGGTGGTGACTGTTCTGCATTTCATGTCATGGAAATAGAAAGTATGACTCAAGTTGCTGCATATAAAGGAAAGATAGGAACTACAGAATTCGGTCATATGTTAATTGCAATTGCTACAGAATATAATAATGCATTGCTAGTAATAGAAAATGCAAATATAGGCTGGGCAGTAATACAAGTTGCAATAGACCGCGGATATAGCAATTTATACTATAGTTATAAACAAGATGGTTATGTAGATGAAAATATCCATCTTCGTAAAAATTATGATTTAAAAGGTAAACATCAAATGGTACCTGGGTTTTCGACGACTTCAAAAACTCGGCCATTATTGATAAGTAAATTAGAAACATATTTTAGAGAAAAGGCTCCTATTGTCCGTGATAAACGATTAATAGACGAATTATATGTGTTCATATGGAACGGAAATAGAGCAGAAGCCCAGAGAGGATATAACGATGATTTAGTAATGAGTTGGGCAATTGCACTCTGGATACGTGATACGGCATTAAGGCTTAAACAACAAGGAGTAGATTTATCTAGATCTGCTATATCACATATAGGAAAATACAAGGCAGTATACAATTCAACTGACCAAAAGAAACAAGGTTGGGATTGGAAGCCTGGAGGTAAGGAAGATGAGGATTTAACTTGGCTTTTAGGATAATTATATAAAATAGGACATACATGATAGATACATCATTAAAGGCTCGATTAGCACGGTTATTTAGTACTAATGTAGTTGTACGTAGATTAGGAAAGAAGCGATTACGTGTCATCGACACTGATAAATTACAAAGTTCAGGTGCCCGCGGCATGACATCAATGGTAGATAGGTACTCTGGGATCACTCGCAGTGCCAATGGATTGTATAGTAATTATAATAGTACATATTCTTTTGGCCAAAATCGTATAGATTTATTTACAGATTATGAAGCCATGGATATGGACCCTATCATATCATCTGCATTGGACATTTATTCTGATGAATGTACTGTAAAAAATGAGGAAAATAATTTATTAGTAATTAATAGTGAAAATAATGAAATCCGGAAAATATTACATAATTTATTTTATGATATTTTAAATATTGATTATAATTTATGGCCCTGGATAAGAAATTTATGTAAATATGGAGATTTTTATTTACATTTAGATATTGATGAACGTGTAGGTATTGTCAACGTTCAGCCAATAAGCGCATATGAAATAGTCCGTGAAGAAGGATATGATGAAGAAAATCCACATGCAGTCCGGTTTATATATGAAGGAGGTGGTGGCACTACAATGTCACGATACCAACCAACCAGGCAAGAATTCGAAAATTTTGAAATAGCACATTTTAGGCTTTTATCAGATGCCAATTTTTTACCATATGGCAAGAGTTCAATTGAAGGAGCTAGAAAGATTTTCAAACAATTAATGTTGATGGAAGATGCAATGTTATTGCAGCGTATAATGCGTGCACCAGAAAGGCGTATATTCAAAATAGATATTGGAAATATACCACCTAATGAAGTAGATCAGCATATACAGAATATTATTAATAAAAGTAAAAAGGTTCCGTATATAGATGAAAAGACAGGTGACTATAATTTAAAATTTAATCTCCAAAATATGTTGGAAGATTATTATTTACCAGTAAGGGGTGCAGATTCTGGAACAACTATAGATACTTTACCAGGTCTAGGAAATGAAGGCCAAATAGAAGATTTAGATTATATCAGAAATAAAATGATGTCAGCTCTTAAAATACCTAAAGCCTTTTTAGGATATGATGAAGGAGTGGAAGGAAAATCAACATTAGCAGCAGAAGATATTAGATTTGCTAGAACTATCGAAAGAATGCAACGTATAGTAGTTTCAGAACTTACTAAAATTGCAATTGTTCATTTATTCACTCAAGGATATACAAATGCTGAACTTATTGATTTCAATTTGGAATTAACAAGTCCTAGTATGGTATATGAGAAGATGAAAGTGGAAATGCTGAACGAAAAGATGGGCGCAGCAAATCTCATGAAAGAATCTAAACTATTTTCAGAACAATATATTTATGAAAATTTATTTAATTTCAGTCATGACGAATATAAAGCCATGCAGGAACAAATTATTGAAGATCTAAAAAGTGACTTCCGTAAAGAACAAATAGTAAGTGAAGGTAATGATCCTGTAAAAACTAATAAAAGTTTTGGAACGCCACATGATATAGCTAGTATGCATGTTGCAACCAAAGGAGAAAATGAACCTGGACCTGGTAGACCAAAGGAACATGGTACTTGGGAAACAGAAAAGGACCAGTTAGGTCGCGACCCATTCGGAGTAAAAGATACCATAGCTAATTTAAAAGGAGATATGGACCCATCATATACTCATAAAGGCTCTCCGTTAAGTATGGAATCAGTTGATACTATACAATTAATAGCTGCCTTATCTAACAAGTTTAATACAAAAAAGTCCAATATTATTAAAGAAAGTTTGAAAGAGACTATAGTTACTGAAAATGGCTCGACTTTATTAGATGAAAACAATTTACTCGACGACGAAAATGGATGATTCTTTAACGTTACTTATATTTATTAAAAATATATTGTGCAGAACTATAGGATAAAAAATATATGAAAAAAATAAAACATTCCAAGTATAAAAATACAGGAATATTATTCGAATTATTAGTACGCCAGATAGCTTCTGATACTATGAATAATAATGCCACTCCAGCCATGACTGTATTACGAAAACATTTTAAATCTTCTAGCGATTTAGGAAAAGAATTACAATTATATCAGACCTTAATAGCTGAAAAATTTAACTCGGAATATAAAGCAGAAAAATTTGTATCTGCAGTAGTTTCTGCAAGAAGGAAGATATCAGAAACAACACTTAAACGACAAAAATATAATCTTATAAAAGATATTAAAGAAACATTTGACCTGCCAACATTTTTTAAATCACGTATATCCAATTACAAAGTTTTAGCCAGTACATATCAATTATTTGAATATAAAGAAATTGACAACCCAGCAGTGTTAGTTAATGCAAAAGGAGTTTTGGTTGAACATATTAATAATAAATCTGCTAAAAAATCTATAGTAGCTGAAATATATAATAAACAACATAAAGATGTACGTATTTTATCACAACGTATGTTAATTGATAAGTTTAATGATAAATATAGTAATTTAAACGAAGCACAAAAAGTATTACTTAGAGAGTATATTAATAATATTTCTAATTCAGTAGCGTTAAAAGAATATGTTGGTACAACTATTCCTGCCTTAACAACATCTTTGAAAAAATCATCAAACCGGATAGGAGATAAAGTTACCAAGATTAAATTAAACGAAGTTATTAACATGTTAAATAATTTTGATTCAATTAATTTAATTAAAGATAAACATATTCTTACATTGTTAAGATATTATGAATTAGATAAAGAATTAAAGGGTATAAAATAATGGGACTATTAAAAGATATTGATAAAGCTTTGAGCCGTATAGAAGAAGCTAAAAAGGATAAAGCGCCTAAAACTACTAAACCAAAAGTAGCTAGTAAGACTGCTGAGGAAGATCCAAAGATTGATAAAGACATAGAAGATTTATATGCAGCCGGCTTGGGAGCAGAAGAGGAAGAACCAAAAAAGGACAAGGATAAGAAAAAGGATGAAGATCTTGATGAACAAAGTACAACCGGAGGAGTGGAAGGATATGAAACACCCGCAGCATTTACAGGAGGCAAATCTGCAAATGAAAAGAGGCGTAAGAAGACAGCTGTTGATAGTACAGGATATGAATTAGTAGAAACTACATATAAAAGTATGATGCGACAAATGTATAATATTAATGAAGTATCATATAGAGAATATAAAAAAGATCCAAATTCTACTCCTTCTCAAAAAGTAAATAGAGGAATTGCAGAAGTTAATAAGATGTTAGCAGAGATTGAAAAAATAGTACATAATAATTTACGATTAAAAACAGAAACAGGAGTATCATCTTCTAATTTTTGGAAACCTACCGGCCGGAGATTTGGAAAAATAGGTGAACGATTAGTTCGTATAGCAAACAAATTAAAAGAATTATCACAATAAGGGAGACCATGGGAAAATCATTACTAGTAGATTATACCGTATTTGAAATATCACCAGAACAAATTAATGAGTCATTATCACGTAATGGCGGCCGTTTGATAGTTTCGGGTGTACTTCAACGTGCAGATGCCAAAAATCAAAATGAACGTATATATCCTAGAGATGTATTAATGCGTGAAGCAAAAAAATATTCTGAAACATTTATTAAAGAAAAACGTGCATTAGGAGAATTAGATCATCCAGATTCATCTGTGGTTAACTTAAATAATGTATCTCATAATGTCACCGGTATGAATTGGCGTGGTAATGATTTAATAGGAACTGTAGAGGTATTAGGAACACCTTCTGGAAACATACTTAAAGAATTATTTAAATCTGGTATTAGATTAGGTATTTCGAGTAGAGGTATGGGTTCTGTAAAAGAAGTGATGAGAGAACACGGCCAATCATTAGAAGTCCAACCAGACTTTGAATTAATAGCATTTGATTTTGTAAGTAATCCTTCGACTCAAGGAGCTTTTATGAGCCCAGGAGCTGTTAATGAATCTGTACAAAATAAAATTAGTACTAAATATAATAATATTAACAAAATAATTACAAACATTATTCAAGATTTTTAGAGGGGTATTATGACATTAGCAACAAAACAAAGTATATATGGACCAAAGAATACTATAGGCAAGCCAGGTATAGGTGCCGGCACTGTAGGTTCCGGAACAGCACATGCACCAGATACAACAGCGTTAGAACAACAGGGTGGAATAATTAATATATCAAATGATTCAAAAATGAGTGATTTGGATACTAATGGACCATCATTAGCCGGAAATAATATGTATTCAGAAACAAAACAGTACGCGCCATGAAAAAATTAAGAACGTTATTAAATGAAATAGGATATATTGGATTGGTATCAAAAACCGGATTTGTAGGTAACCCTCCAGCAACTATGAAAACGCCTAAAACTTCTATTAAAGAAGAGGAAGAAGATTGGTATAGTGATGATCCAGATGCTCCAGAACCATTTTATGGAGATGACCCCGAATTTAGTAGAGGCGCCGATCCTAATATAGAAACTAAAGAACATATACAAGGAGTATATGATGAAGCATTGAGTACGTTGTCAGATATTAACAATCAAATACTTACATTAGAGGATCAAGTAGGTGAAAATTTGGATAACGCATTTGAAGATACTAGTGATCCAATATATGAACAAGAATCTAATCAAATGACAAAATATTATAATAATATAAAAAGAAATATAGAATTAACACAAAAGCATTTAAAAAGCTTTAACTAAGGACAATAATGAACACACTATTAAGATCATTACTCAAAGAGAAATTTTTAGGCGAAGATGAAGCACCTAAGTTATCTACAGAACAAAAACGTTCATTTGTAGAAGCGGTAGGAAATTTCCATCAATTAGGAGATGTAGTATATAGGAATTCTTCATTAAGAGAGACTACAGAACATCTAGCAGAAGTAGTAAAATTGGCAGAACAGTTAACAATACAAGAATCTGAACATTGGTTTGATAATGTTACTGTATCTCGTCATATGAAACAATTGGGAGAATCTTATAAAGTATTTGAAAAAACAGCAAAAGAAATATCAGGCCTTCAACAAAGATTGGAAGGTGCCTATGAAGATATTGGTGGAG